CTATTAAATTAATATCAGTTGCACTAGCTGTAACACCGTCTAAGATGTTTAGTTCTGCTGTTGTACTTGTAACTCCATCTAAAATATTTAATTCTGCTGCAGTTGATGTAACACCATCCATTATGTTTAGTTCTGCAGTTGTAGCTGTTACTCCATCAAGAATGTTAAGCTCGGCTGCTGTGGATGTCACTCCATCTAATATGTTTAGTTCAGCAGCAGTTGAAGTAATTGCAGTACCATTAAAATTAATACCATCTAAGTATGCAATACCATCAACATATAAGTCTTTCCATTCCTGTGAAGAACTACCTAGGTCATAAGTATTATCATCATCTGGAATAATGTTTGAATCTACGTCAGCTCCAAAGACTACGTTGTCAGTAGCTGCATCACCCATAGTAATTGTACCACCATTAAATGTAGTAGTACCTGTGACTGTTAAATTACCACCTATACCTAAGTTACCAGATATATCAGCATTACCATTTATATCTATAGTTGTTGCTGCGATTTGTATTTCTGTATCAGCTACTAAGTCTAATTGTCCATCAGTACTAGAATTAATGTATATAGCTGTATCTCTAAATTGTATTTTTTCTGTTGTTGCAATTAATAAGTCATCAGAGAACTCAAAGTAATCTTCATCTTCTTTCCATGTCAATACTCCATCGTGAGTTGTAGCATTAAAAGTAATACTAATATCACTTTCAGCATTTGTACCAAAAGTTAAAGTATTACTAAATAATGTAGATATAGGACCACCATCACCAGTTGTACTACCATCATGGGTATGTCCTGAACTTACATTAAAAGCATTTACTAATTGATTATATTCATTATTAAAAAGTGAAGCAGTAATGGTATCGCCATCACTAAATGAACTCTGTCTAGTATATCCTGCCATCTTTTATATCTCCTATTGTCTTCCTGAAGGTCTATATGTTATATATAGTCCATTAATTGCATATGGTGCATTTGTATCTGCACTAAAAATTTTAAAAAAGTTACTGTGTCCACTACCTGTTAAACTTTGTCTTACTAAAGGCTGTTCAGATGCTCCAAATTTTTGTGAGTTAAATATAGCTAAACCAAAAAGAGCTGGTTCTGGTATAGAGTTTAATACTATGTCAGCAGGTTGTGGGGTATTTAAACTGTCATAGTCAAATCTAATTCTAAGTGTTGGTTGTGCATCACCTTCTGGAGTAAAGGCAATCTTTGCATAATCCAAAGTTTTTAATGTACCTAAATCTCCATAATCAAAATCTGGTGATTGATACTCTGCTTCTATATTTGTACTTGTTCCTGCTGGATTAAAAGCATTACCTGTATCGTGATTATAAACATAACCATTTCTATCACCATGATAAAATTGTTCTACTCCATTACTATCAAATCCTGATGTAATAGCTGGAGCTTGTATGCCTAATGTTTCTGACCATTCAAAACCATTAGGTCTTAATGTTCCTATAATTCCTTTTGATGTTGCTGCTGTATCACTAGAAGTACTATAAAACATTCTATATTGTGATTTATCTCTAATAACAACACTACTAAATTGTAATGTATTAGAAGCTGCAACAATTTTATTTATAATTGGCTGTATAGCTTGACTAATAGTTCCTAACTCAACATCACCAATTCTTGCTGTACCTGCAACTGTTCTAAAACCATCTGGTGCTAAGAATATTAAGTCACCAGCAATTTCTTGAATAGTTTGTCCATCAACACACCCTACGTTTTTAGTAACTGGAACTACTGCTACTGTAGATGAGTTATTTATATTAATTAATTTAAATATAGAGTTTTGACAAAATATAAATAATTCATTACGAAAACTTTTTAGTCCTACTACTTTATCTTCTAATGTTATTGCTCCTGACCCTGTACCGGAAAAATCATCAATATCATTTGTTGCACTATAATATATTGTATTAGGAGAACTTGTATCTCCTGAAACTACTAAATGATTATCATGGATAGTACAAAACTTTGCTGTCTTAGAACCACTAATTGTTATTTGACTAACAAAAAATGTTCTTGAACTTAATACTGAAGATGTACCTGTCATTTTAAATAAGAAAGGTTTATTATTACCACTCTTATCTGTTATAACTAATTCACCATAATCTGTAGTACCTTCAAATAATGCAAACTCACATTGGTCTAAATTAGTTAATGATAACTCACTACGACCTGAAAAAGTACTAAAATTATCACCAGATGCATCTACACTAGCTTTATTTATTTGTAGATAACTTGTACCATCTTGACTAAAAAATATATCATTACCAGCAATAACTATAGCACCATCTGCATAAACTGCTAAACCTTCTATATCTTCAGTAGTATTAGGTCTAACAGAACTACCACCACCAAATAATGTATAACCGTTTATTCTTCTGTAACCACCTTCGATAGATACCTCAAAGTTTCTTAACTTTGTTGCAACTCCGGGAGTTCTTAATAATGCTAACGAGTTAGTAGATTTATTAAGACCACCTTGTAGTGGTACTGAAAATGGCATGGATGCTGCCATTAGAAATATCTCCTATCATCTGTCATATATTTTGGCTGTGGATTAATTAAATTACTTTTCATATGACGTAAAGCTTTTCTATAATCATCTAATGCCATAGCAGCTTGTTGTATATTTTCTTTGAACTGATGTACATAATATCTAGTTCGAGCTGTTAATACATTACTATATTGTTCTGGCATTGGTATAGTATCATTATACGCTGATAAAGCTGTTGGTTTTTCAAAAGCATAAAAATGCACATTATAAACTTTATCAGGCATAGGACTTAATCCAAACTTTCTATGGTCTGGACTTTTGTATACATATCTAGGTTCACCATAAGATTGTGTATCAGCATCATCTGCATTCTCTGCATCCCTATAATATCTTTTCCAATCTGCAAGTGTTAAATATTTTAATCCTGTAGATGTATAAGGAGCTGATTCACCACTTACATTAATAGTAGTAATATAAAAATCATCCCAATCAACTGCAGCATAATCTGAAGTTATACTAGAACTACTAGCTTTTAATGTGTACCATCTTTGTCCTGCTACAGTAGCTACAGTTACATTACCATAAAAAGGGTCTGTACTACCACTTACTCCAGCACTAAAAAATGGTAACTGTGGTTCTGCATTTGCTACATCAAACAATGATTTATTAATTGCATCTTTAACAAATGACTGAATACCTGTAGCTGAAGCAAATGTACCAGATGTTAATACTACTTCATTTAGTTCTCTTAGAACTTCATTACTTAAATCTAAATATGTTGTTGCCATTATTTTTTATGTATTTTTTGTATGGCAAAGTTTGCAGTTAAACTAGCACCTTTGTGTTTTACAAACTTACCTTTATGTTTCATTAATTTAAAACTACCATTTTTTTGTTTCATCCAATGGTAGCCCTTTGGTGCTTTAACTTTCATTAGTTAGGCATAGCTTTAGGCATATCTTCTGAATACATAGGTTGAGCATTAGCTACACCACCCATGTTTTTTGGCATTCTTTTTTTCTCATCCATCATGTACATACCACTAGCAGCAGATTTTCTACCACCATACATCATACCCATTCTTTTTTTATCTTTTTCCATACTGTGTTTCATTATTTATCTCCTTTATCTTTTTCTTTTAAACTTTCATTGTAACCAACCATTTCTCGACATTTATCTTCTTTGTCTTGAATAGTTTCGAAATAACTTATTTGTCCTTCCATTTTATCTCCTTAAAGTGGAGGAGTCCAAAGACTCCCCCGAGTTCGTCAATCTTAATCGACTGTAAAGAACGCTGAAACTAAAGCTTCAGGTCTTAGTACTTTTGAGCCATATACATGCAATCCTCTAACTATGTCACCAAAAGACGTTGGGTCTCTTAATGTTTCTGTTGAAATAATAGTTTGAGCAGTAGCTGTAGATGAAATATGTCCAGCTAACACTTTACCACCTGCTGTACTTGGAGCAGCGATATTGTTAGATTTGTACATATCAAAACCTCTTAGTTTTCCACTTGATACTAATCCGTTTCTAATTGAACCTTGACCTGCATTGAAGTCAACACTCATTAGCTTTGAACCAGACTGTGAAAGTTGCTCATACCATGCAGGTGGAGCAACAAACCATCTACCTTCTTCAGGTACATTTTGTTCGTCTAGTAATTTAGCCATAAATGCCATTACATCTAATGGGTCAGCTCCTGTTCCATCAGACCCAGTTAAGTCAATAGAATTTGAGCCACCTTGATGCTGTCCCATAGTTTGGGTAGCAGCAGCAGCATCAGCACCTAAGACATGGTCTGGACTTGATGTTGAAACACCTGAGAACATGGAAGCTATAACAGCAGCGTCATATGAATCTCTCAATGCATATGCAGCAGATGATGTAGCAACCTCTTTGAAGTTGACATGTGACATATTACTTTCAATATCATCTACGATGAATTTAAAAGCTTTAGCACTATCAACGACTAAGTTAATCTCTTGGTCGGTTAATCTAGTTTCAGTTGTATCTGAATTTCTTGTGTAATCAGACACAGAAATTACAGGTTCTTTGATAATCTTTACAGAGTCTCCATAAGCAGATATTTCACCAGCATAGTCGGTGTTTGTAATAGCTTCTACTACTGAGCTCTTTCTAAAAAAGTTTAAAACCTTTCTAGAATAAATACTAGGTAGGAAGTAGCTATTAGTTTGTCCACTTACGGAGTTTGCAAAGTTAGCATCGGTATCAGTTGAGGGTTCAAAATATTGAGCCATGATACTTTCTCCTTTATATTATAATAGTTTACTTAACGATTCTGCCTTCTTGCATAGCATTTGATATTTCCTCTTCGTACTTATCAAACTCATCCATGCTCATTGCAGCAATCTCCTTTTCGGACCAAATCTTTTCCTGTTTAGGTTCAACTGTTGTTGTTTTAGTTGAGACCATATCAGCAGCAGATTTTCTAGTCCTAGAAGATGACTTAGTCTCTTTAGGAACATCCATACCAATATCTCTTTTAAATAAATCTAAAGCACGTGAAGCTAAATCGGCATCTTCAGCATTTGAATAAATCCATTTCTGAATTGAATCCGGTTGCTCTTTTGCCCATGCATGGAAGTCATCGCTGTTTCTAATATCTTCAAAATCAGGATGTCTATCCATTAACCTTTTTTCTGCATCTTTTCGTACTAACTCTTGTTCACGCTGTTGAAGTTTGCTAAGACGTTCTTCTAGAACTTTTGCCTTAGACTCCGATTGCATATGAGCAACAGTTTCTACTACTTCGTAGACATCAGGATAATTTGTTTTAAACTGTTCGAGTTCTTCTTCAGTTTTTGGAGCTGTATATTCAGGTTGTTGAACTTGAGTTAATAGCTCTTCTTCTCTGTGTTTAAACTCATTAAGTTTAGTATCATAATGTCTTTTTAAATCATCATAACGTTTTTTGTAGTTTGGTCTTTTATAAGGTGTGTCCTTAGTAGTTTCCAATTCTTCTACTTCAACATTATCAGGGTCTACTGCTTCTTCAATGCTATCAGATTTGAATAATTTATTCTTATCTTCTGGCTTATCAAAGTATAACCCATCTGCTGATTCAAAAGGTTTATCATTACCTTCGTGCCAAGATTTTTTATAGTTATAAGGATTTGGCGTTTCCTCTTTTTGGACTTCATTAGTCATATTCTTTCTCCTAGTCGGGGCTTCGGAAACAAGGTAGCTGCGTTGTGCACGTGCAGGGCTTGTCTTGTAAAGGTAGCCTCAAGGGTTAATATAATAGAGTGCCTATGCTAATAGGGTAGCTCTATCGCTTATCGGTAGCGAGGATTAACTGACATCATGTTTTTCTTTAACTCATCACGAGCTATATCAGAATCAATAGGTCTTCCAAATTGGTCAACCTCTT